TTCCTGCGAACAAGAAAAGAATGATGACTATACCATTTGGAGAGGACCCAATGTATGTGGTTACATCATACCTTCAGTCAGACGAGGGACTTGAGATTCTTGAATATCTTGAGAAACAATTGGAAGATTAATATATTATATGTATCTTTGAAATCTATTCCTTTCATTAAAACTAAGTTTTAATACACTCATCAATCAAAGGGGCTCAAATAGAGTCCCTTTTTTTTATTTATCTTTGTGTTATTATTAACCCATTAATTTTTTTTACAATGGCAAAGTTTTTATCTATCCCTGTAACAAATGAAGGGAATCAATTAGTTTCTGCAGAAGGAATTAAACTTATCAAGCAGGCATCTACAACTACAGTAACAATCACTTACGGTGGTGCTGCTGCACAAGATGTTATTACTATTACTCACGCTGCAGTTGCTGCAGGGTCTGAAGAGATGAGAGACGTTATTCAAGACGCAGTTGTTGACGCACATCAGTCTGTATGGCATAATGTTGTAACAACAGTAGCTCCTTCTAAAGCAGTAAGCGGAATTGCTATCGCATAAGATTATCTTTAACGAACGAGACTGAGGGCTTTTATGAGCCCTCTTTTTTTTTCATTATCTTTGTGTAAAGAAAATAAAAGATGATAAACTCAGTTAGAAATACCGTTCTATCTATTCTTAACAAAAACAATTACGGATATATCTCTCCATCTGATTTTAACCTGTTTGCTAAGCAAGCGCAGATGGATATATTTGAGGATTATTTTTATCAGTACAACTATCAGATACAAAAAGAGAATGCTCGACAATCGGGTACGGGATACGCAGATATAAAAAAGGGATACGAAGAGGTTATAGAAATGTTTTCAGAAACAAAATACCTTACTCATAATGTTAACAATACCTTTTATCTGCCTGCTCAGTTGTATACAGGTGATGACTATTATCTTATTAATAAAGTATTGGGTTTTGAGACAACAGTAACAAGCGGTACAAGCACTGCTGTGTTACCAAATAGTCTTGAAGATAGTGGTGCTAATTTTATATCTGATGGTGTTCAGGTGGGTGATATTGTATTTAACCTTAGACCTGTTGCGCCGACATTTGCAACAGTTACTCAGGTATTGAGTGGTAACGTCTTGGTTCTGTCTTCAGACATATTTACCGTGAATGCTTCGGCATACATAGTATTCAAACCAAAGCAGAACGAGCTTGAGAAAGTTACTCAAGGAAAGATAACAATGCTTAACAACTCATTACTTACAGCTCCAACGAGAACCTTCCCTGCATATACGCAAGAGGGTGACTTGCTTACAGCATATCCATCAACACTTACAGAGGGAGTATTATGTAACTATATAAGATATCCTAAAGACCCTAAGTGGACATACCAAAGTCTAACAGGAGGAGAACCTGTGTTTGATTCATCTCAGTCTGACTATCAAGACTTTGAGCTTCCAAACGATGACGAGCCGTCTTTAATTATGAAGATACTTCAGTATGCGGGTATGTCTATTAGAGAGATACAAGCGGTACAGTTTGCACAAGCTCAAGACCAAGAGGATACACAAGAAGAAAAATAAACTATGGCATATATAACAGAATATCAATATTACGAGAACGGAGGTGCAAATCCTGAGAATGCTAATTGGGGTTCGTATCAGTACGTTTCTCTGTACGATATAGTCAACAACTTTATGTTGATGTACTCAGGCAATCATAGTCTTGTTAATAACGAGGAAAGGTATAAGGTATTGTTTCACGCAAAGAGAGCGATACAAGAGCTAAACTATGATGCGTTTAAAGAGATAAAGATATTAGAGCTAAGCGTTTGTGATACGCTAAGATTTGTATTACCTCCTGACTTCGTGAATTGGGTTAGAGTATCTATATATAAAGATGGTGTACTCAGACCATTAACAGAGAACATTCAAACAAACTATAGCAACGCATACTTACAAGATAATGATTGCAGGATTCTATTCGACCAAGATGGAAATATATTGAAGCCTGAGTTCTCTAACTTAGATATGGACAGAATCACAGGAGCTAAGAAGTCTATATATCTAAACAAGGATAGCGTGTACTACAACTACGAGGGGTGGTGTGTGGATGGCGTATGGTATTTTGATTATCCGATTGGAAAAAGATTTGGATTGAACACAGAGACAGCAAATGCAAACCCTACGTTTAAGATAGATAAAAAGTCAGGAGTAATAAACTTCAGCTCAGGAATGGCAGACGAGCTATGTGTACTTGAGTATGTATCTGATGGTATGGAGAATGGTGACGACACTCAGATAAGCGTAAACAAAATGTTTGAAGATTACATTTATGCAAAGATTGAGTATGACTTATTGAGTTCAAAAATTGGAGCACAGGAATACATTGTGGCAAGGTTGCGTAAAAAGTCAATGGCTTTGTTAAGAAATGCTAAACTTAGAATTAGTAATATTCATCCCGGTAGACTGCTTATGAATCTACGAGGCAGGGATAAGTGGATAAAATAGATTATGGCTAACATCAAAAGAAACTTCATACAGGGGATAATGAACAAAAGTCTCGATGAGAGACTTGTTCCTAATGGTCAATATGTAGATGCACTAAACATTAGATTGGGGTCAACAGAGGACTCTGAAATAGGCTCTGTGGAGCTATCTAAAGGTAACACTCAGTTAAGTGCTTTAGAGTATGACGGAACTCCACTAAGCAATAACGCAAAATGTATTGGTGCGTGTGAGGATTCTTCTCGTGAAACTATATATTGGTTTGTTCACGACCCATCATTTTCTGCAGGTGCTACAGGAAAACTTGACCTAATTGTTTCATTGGATGTTAAAGATGATATACTAACGTATCACGTTGTTTCTATTGATAATGGTAATGGTCAGAATACCACTCTAAATTTCAATCCCGAGTATTTAATTACAGGTGTAAATTTTATTGGTACTGAGCTATTGTATTTTACGGATGACTACAACGCTCCAAGATACATTAACGTAAAAAGAAACTACTCAAATCCTATCTTAAATATAGACCAATTTAGTGCGGAAGAGATTCTTGTTATAAAGAAGCCGCCCGCTACATCGCCTGACATTCAATTAAACACCATACCCGGTAACGAAGACTTTTTAGACGATAGGCTTTTATGTTTTGCTTATAGATATAGATACGCAGACAATCAATACTCTGCGACATCTCAGTTTAGTGAGCCTGCTTTTGCTCCACAGTTTTTTAATGTAACCATTTCTTCATTTCTTAATGAAGGGATGGAAAATGACTTCAATAATGTAGTCATAACAATGAACTCAGGTGGACCATTAGTGAAAGGGTTTGACCTTTTGTTTAAGGAATCTACAGGTACTGTCGTAAAGGTTGTTAGAAAGTTTGACAAACAGGACGAGGGCATTGTGGACAACACAAACTTCACGTATGACTTTTCAAGCAACAAGATATTCACGGTGCTCCCTGAAGCAGAGCTGTTAAGAACATTTGACAATGTACCTACGTTTGCAAAAGCTCAGACGTTTATGGGTAACAGACTTGTGTATGGAAACTACAAGGAGGGATATGACCTTAAAACATTAGATGGTCAAAACATTAGATTAGACTTTACTACATCATTAGAATCAAAGGAAGTAAGCACTGTTAATTTGACAAGCACATTGGGTCTTTATCCTTACAGCTTGGACCCTGCGTTTCCTTTGTACTTAGTACAGGATAGCGGATTTGCCGTTGATTTAACAGGTGTGGTATTATCAAAAGGTTCTGTTATTTCTTTTGAGTTTGATTTACAACACGCAGTATTTACAAGTCCCGGACCTCCCGCTCCTAATCAACAGCAGCCATCAGTTACAATAAACTTTGATTACATACTACCTGCAGATTTTTTAGATGACGCTTCATCAACAGGAGTATACAAGTTAGTTAACAGCACAGACTTTCAAGAAAGGCTTGGAACTGCATTACCTTTAGGAACTATAAAACCTGTTTATGACCCATCCAATCCTACTTCTTGTGATGGCTTTACACTTACAGATATAGTAAACTGTAGAATACAAGACATATTAACAACTTCAGGAGCTACAACATATACAAAATATGTAGCAGGTATCGCTATTGCTTCTCCAACATCTCCCGGTGACGGTATAGGTGATTATGTTTCGGCAGGGACTTCAACTTCATCCTATGAGTTTAATATACAACTTCCTGCGATGAGGCGTGTTGACAACTTAACTACACCAACTATAAATGTTTATGAATATTTTGAGGCTTTTAATATAAATATGAGATTTCGCTCTTCAGCAAATGTTCGTAGTTTGCATAGTAATAGAAACTATGAGGTGGGTATCATATATATGGATGACTTTAATAGAGCTACAACTGCATTGGTAAGTGACAACAACACGGTACATACATTATGCGCAAACTCTATTGACCAAAATAAAATCATAGTAGACATACCAACTACTCAGATAGCACCTTCATTCGCTACAAGATACAAGTTCTGTATCAAGCCTGACAAGAGACTTTACGAGACGGTATACTCTAACTTCTATGTTCAAGACCCAAGTACAAGTGATACGTATATATTGTTAGAGGGAGAGAACACGAGAAAGGTAGAGGAAGGAGATGTTATGATTGTAAAAAGAGATGTGTCAGGTGCGATAACATACTGTCAGAATGTAACTGTCTTGGAAAAGAAAGCTCAAGAGGCTGACTTCTTAGACCCTGCACCTCAAGACTCAGGAGGTGATATACCGCTTCCCGGAGGAACATACATAAAAATAGCAGGAACAAATGTAAATGTAAAACTTCCCGAAGGAGCTGTTGTGTCTCCGGGGCAGCAAGATGATTGGGTTAACTTAGACAACTCACCAAAACAACCTCAGCTTGCTTATACAGGTTTAGGTGGTTTTGATATTCCTGAGAGAACAAGGATAGTATTGAAGTTTAGATTCGAGAGACTTGGTACGGGTGACGGAAGTAATAACTGTGAGAGAAGAATATACGATTACGAGCAAACATTCTTTTCAAGTGCTGACTACCCTGACAT